CTATAGCTGCTTCTTTCCAAGATGATATGTTCTCATCTATAGATGATGTAAGATCTTCTAAGGCACGTTTTAAGTCTTCTAACTGATAAAGTGTATGGGTTCCTTGATGAGTACCCTTACTTAAATTCCTTTTAACCTCGGCATAATCCATGCCTGATTCTTTGCTCAAGGTTAGAATCTTTTTATGTAGCTTTTTGATGTTGCTGGGATCGTAATCTTCATCTGAAATTAAACGCTTACCATGATTTCTCCAGTCTGGTACATGGGAGTCTAAATAAGCAAACACTGGACTGATATGCCTATTAATCTCTCTAGCAATTTCAAACGGGGATTTACTGCCTATTGATTCTGCGATAAACAGCCTTTCTTCCTTGCTCAATCTGCCCTTTTTTTTCTGTTGATTTTCGTCTTTCATTATCCCGGAGCCTCATAATAGCCAATATTAAATCCGTCTCTCGTGCATTTTTCCACAGTTTCGTCGTGCCCAAAAGCTTGTAGGTGATCTTCTACATAGTTACACATAGTTTTGTCGGTTCCGGGCCAGTTGTTTTTATAAAAGTGACACAGTTTTGTGCATTTGAAATGTGAACGCTTTGCGCTACATGGTCTAGGATATTCATTATGCTGAATTTGCCCAAATCTATTTTTCAACATTTCTAAAAACTTAACTTGATCCGATTGATCAAAACACATACTAAAAGGACCGCCATCTCTAATATAAAATATCGTCATGATTGCTTGTTCATATTGAGGATAAAGTTTGGATATAGCATAATTATACAATAAGAGTTGCGGATCTTCAAGTAATTTTTCGTAAGTTTTTTCTTCTCCTGTGGCCCAGTTTAGCCTGCGTCCAGTTTTCCAGTCTACAACTTCGATCACGCCATCGTCAACCTGAGTAACCAAGTCGATTGTCCCCTTGATTGCAAGCTGCCCTTCCATAGTTTTTCCGTTGGGCATTTTGTATTTAAACTTAGCCCAATCTTCCTCGATAGGAATATCAAATTGCGGCTCGGTATCTACAATATTTCTATTGCGAGGATCGAATTGTCCATCGTTAAATTCTAGCGCGGTCTTGACCTGCTCCTCACAAAATCTAAAGTCAGCAGGCTTGTATGCGTGATGACAGTTCTCTGTGTAGTGCTTGTATCCCATATCTAAAACTTTTGCGACAAACTTTTTAGTGGTAAGAGATCTTGGAGTAAAATTAACTTTGCCTACAGCGTCATCATTGATGTATAAGCTTTTACTATCCGCATTTTCTTGCAGCTTTTTGGTGCAGGCGGCAAGAACTTCCATGACCTTATGAACAATGGTGCCTAGCTGCGCTTTTTTCCCAGATAGACTTTGGTGACCCAAGACATAGGTGATGAAGTATTGCATTTGACAATACTCATAGTTGTTGTAGCTAGAGCTGCGAATATAGGTTACTATCATTAGTTTTCCTTGATGGTATGAATTTTTTCTTTTCTAGTATTTTTTGAGTCTGCTTGTATAACTTCTTGTAGCCAGCCAAATCCGTCGATAGCCTTGATAATTTCCTGACATGTTTCGTTGATATCTAGTTTTTGATTATCAATAACACAATCAAGTTTGTCCCAATGTTTTTTAATTTCTGTTTCGCTTTCATGTGCATCTTTTCCGTATACAGATCTATTCAATCCAATTACTTTACCTCCTACAGCTTGAATCGCTTCAATTTCATTGAGAAATCTACAATCGTCGATGACCGCCAGCAAAGGTTCTTCCACCTTAATATCTTCAATGCATCTATTAACCCAAATATCTTCGCGTATTTTACGACAAACATCTGTTCCAAAATACTGTAGGAACTCACGAACGGTCATTGGTCCCGGCTTGTGAGTGTAAATTCCCGGCATATTTTCCCACAGCAAATGTGGTACTACTTGCTTTTTATGCTCTTCAGTTCCGTATACTTGCTCATGCTTTAATCCAAACAAAGAAATTGCCATTTGTTTTAAAGGATCTGCAAAAGAATACTTTTTAACAAAGGGCCACACATTATACATCGCCCATTCAATGAATTCTACGTCATGTCTATTTATGTCTAAGTAAGTGTCAGTAACCTCTGTTTTACCATCTTGTTCCGCCTCAACTTTAACAATTAGCTGACCACGATTTGATATCGCAAAATTTTCTATAACTCTATAACATCTTAATTGGTATCCATGAAGAAAATTCATGCATGTAGTTTTACCAGAACCTTTGCCTCCAGCGAGAGCAATAACCTTAGTTTTCATTTATAAATCCTTTTAACTGTGGATAAAGAAATTGTTTTATTTGTTGTATTGTAAGATCGCCCACGTCCTTGACGCCTTCAATCATTTCTGGGCGAATATAATTAAATCGCCTTCCGCAAATTTTTACAATCTGTTCAGCAGCATTATTTCCCGCATCATCGTAATCAGTAAGAATTACCACGTTCATTGCGCCACTTTGTTCCAATAGTATAAGCTGGTCTTCATTCAAACTACATCCAAAAATGCCAACAGCGTTAGCGATACCAGCTTCGTGAAGTCTCCAAACATCTCCTTGCCCTTCAACTAAGACGACGCTTCCTGTATTTATTATCTCCTCTTTTGCAAGGTTTAGCCCATACAAAACATTTTTTTTGAATCCATGACTGTGTAACCATTTTGGTTTAATATGTTCTTTGATTGCTCTGCCGACACACCCCACGTAATTATATTGTTCGTCATAAATTGGAACCACAACACGACCCGACATTGGTTGATTTTGTGCGATACATTCGCCTACATCAAAAACTTCTAGGACTAGTTGGCCGTAGCCTCTGCCTAGATAGTATGGCGCTGGTATGTTTAGTTTGTTTTGCAGATCGGATCTTGATATAATCCCTTCAGACCTTTCAATACGACGATTAAAAATATCTAAGGTTTTAAGTTTCTTTTTAGGAGCTTCTTTGATTTCGTCAAAATCCTTGCCAATTATATCTAGACAAAAATCAACCGTCTCTTGCATCGAAACTTTTCGGTCTGCATGATAAGACAAACATCCACGCACGAAACCAAATAAACTATCAATATATTCTTCTTGACAACCTTGGGTCCAACAGGTCCAGTTACCCTGCTTGGTCGTTCCATCAGTAAAAATGCAACACCCTTCAGGACTGTCGCCGCCATGAACTGGACATGGAAAGGCGAGTCTATTTGGAAATTCAACGTAATTTATATCGAAGTGGGCTAAAACTTTTTCGATGTGTAGAAGTAGCTCATTAGATATCGAAGATATCTTCTGACTCGACAGCATCGGTCTCAAACCCTTCTTCTTGCGCTCTTTCATTTTCATGAATCTCGTTTCTTGTTAAACCTTGCTCAATTCTACCAAATCTACCATGCATTACCATACTAATGTAGTCTCCGTCATCCAATCCCTCGCCGTGACGAGCTACAACAGGAACTAATTTTCTATTACCATTATCCTCTCCATCAGCAGCTATTTCTTCAGGCGATTTCATCTTGAAAATAGAAAAACTTGTACACAGCCAAATAAGTCTGTCAGATCCAGACACCACTGTGGTGGTCTCGGTTGTAGTTCCATCTCTGTTTAATTGCACAAAAGCTAGACATGCAACGTCGTATTTAACAGTAAAGTTATGCAGCTGCGTGATTTGAAAGCCTAATACCTGATATTCCTGCATAGACGCGCTGATACCTTCGCTGCCCATCAGTTTCAGGTAGTCATAAATAATCAGACAGTCATTAGTTCTGCCATGCTCATCAAATCCTACGTGCTGGTAAATCCACTTTCTCATCTGACTCAAAATATTTTCAAAAGATTCGCCAGCAATGCTAATATAGTGGTAAGGAATGGACTTTAACTTCTCTGCGGCTTTGTGGACCTTTTCTTTATCAATGGCGCTTTCTGTAAATCTGCCGCTTGCGATACTATTAATCTCAACACCAGAAATATTGGCCAGCATTCTATGATAGTGATCTTCTTTTGACATTTCTGTATCAAGCATCAATACCGGAATATTTTCTTCTCCAGCAACATGCAGACCAACAGCGTCACCAAACATTGATTTTCCAACCTTTGGTCTCGCGCCAACGAGATCAACACACTTTCTTCTAAAGCCACCTCCAATTGCTCGGTCATAATCGCCAAATCCAGAAGGGATGCCAATGTAATCTGAGACATTATTTTCTAGGAATTCTAAGTATTCATCTAGACCTTCTCCGATAGTTTCTGTTTTCTTGTTGCCTGACTGATAAATATCTCCTGTGGCTTCTAGAATGCGATTTTCAACGCGCGAAATGATATCCATGATATCTTCATCGCCAGTAATTGAACTAAGCTCAGAATCGCAAGCCTTCATCATCTTGCGGAAATCTCTAGCAACCCTTAACTTGGTTATTTTTGCTGCATAAATACCAATGTTATCTTTAACAATAGGCATATTAAAAAGAGATCGAATATATCCAATCTCTTCTTTAGTATTGATCACTTCCTCTACGCCCATGTTGTTTGCAACAGATAGTATAGAGGATAACTCAACTTCTGTATTTTCAGATATTGATTTGTACACACAGTCGAATATTAACTGGTTCATCACGTCTGTAAAAGTTTCAGACGTAACGTAATCAATTTCTAAATAAACATCAAGGCCAAACTGGCATAATCCTGCCAGCACAGCTCGTTCTGATGCTAAATCTTCTAGTTTATTTATCGTTTTAGGCATCGGTCACAAACAAAAAAGTCCCGCTTGAATGATGGATGAATTTCAACTTCTTTATTACATCGGGTGCAAACCTGAACAACCTTAGAAAACTTAGGTCTAGATCGTTCGGTTCTCGTAATTTCTGGAGTTTTGTTCATAGCGTCTTTATGCTCAGTGCCATCATCCACAAACTTGTTAACTCTACCCGGAGGCGTAACAACAGGCTGCCTGCCATTGTTAATATTATTCATAGAAAATTCTGAGAACTTAGAGGGTAGCTGTGGCACATCTGCTTTCGGCCCTGCGATTGTAGCAGCTTCTGGAACTGGAATTTCATCCAGTAATTCCATAGCCAGTTCCAGCAAGTCAATATCGCCTGACTCTTTTGCCTTGATAATTAATTTCTTGATCTTATCTTTTTTAGTCATTATTTTCTCCTAGCTAAATTGGTTAGTATATCAGCCATGCTTAAAATTCTACTAGCGCATCCTTCTAATGTTCTTACTCTAGCTTCGGCATGTTTTTTGATTACGAGTATTTCATCAGCTAACGGGTTTTCTTTGATGGCAGCGTAATATCGTTGTTGCCATTTTGCGTACTGACCACCATACTGATCAAGCACCCCACCTATTATATACCAAATTGAGGAATCTGCCCACTCTAAAATGTTTTTTTCTTTAACTTTTACAGATTCTACATATTCTGCGTAGGCGTATAGCTCATAAGCATACATCAAGCATTCAGCAGAAGTCAAGGAGCGCATTTTTTCAGAGTCCATATTTAGCAGCCCGCTGATCCTGCTATCTTCTTTTGGAGGTTTAATATCTTTCAAATGCTTAGAAGTTTTCCAATCTTCGATAGCTTGCTTAAAGTTCTGTAATCTTTCTTCGCCAGTCATCTTCTGTCTCGTTGTAGTTAAATTCAATAATTGTAATTTCGTTTATTTCGCACCATTCTTTTTTATCGCGGTCGCGAGCTTTGGCTTTGTAGAATGACAGCTTGTCTTTAAAATGAAATTTGTTAAACTCAAAATGCTGCTTGCCATGCACTTCTACAATCAGGTTTCTATTTGGCAGGTAAAAATCGCCTCTTAGTTTTGACTTTCTTCTGTCTGTAGAAGTTCCCGCTAAAGTAACTTCCTCTAAAATTCTATCATAAGGATAGCAGTTTTCAAGGACTTTTTTTGCGGATTCGTGAAGTTTTGACCTTTTTCCTCCACCAGACTTTGGATTCCAATTATATTCTCTACCGTCAAGCCCAGTTATTTTCATAGCATTTCTTTAATTTGTTTTTCTAAAAAATTAACAAGTTTGGGACTATCTTTAAGAAAAGCGTAGAGCTTGTCTTGACCTTGAAATTTGTAAGCTTTTGTTAGCGCTTCATCATCATCAACATTGACATCTTTGTTCATTTCTTTAATTAAGTCTTTACAATCAACTACAAAATCGCAAGTAAACCAAGCACCTCCTTTGCTGATTAAGCCTAAATCACACGCCAAAATTAAAACCTCTTGAACATTATCAATACCTGCACCATACCTAATATAGCTCTGCACTTGTCCTCCCGGCGCCCCCATTGAAGAACAAATAATTTTCCAATTAACAATTTGCCCTATTCTTTCTCCATCAGATGTCGTCCAAGGTTTAACGGCTGGTACTTTTTCACCACCACTAGCTATTTCCATTCTTGTATCAGCTTGGTATTGAATTTTATTGCCACCATCAGAGAGCTTAGCTTTGCCAAAACCCCCCGTGTTTGCGATGTAATGCGTGATAGCAATTACTAAACCTCTTTGGCGTGGCAAAAGCATACCAATTTTTTTAGTAAAAATCGAGAGTATTTTAGGCAATCCAGCGCGTTTTGGAGACATATCTCCGTCTAGTTCTTTGGAAGGAAGTAGCGAAGAAATAGAATCAATAATCAAAATAGCACCTTGATACTCTGGATCGCTCATCATTTTATATGCGATGTCTAAAAAGTCTTCAGCAGGGATTGGTTTATCTTCTGGCGCAATGACATGAATTTTGTCAAGGTTAAAACCTTCGACTTGGAAGTTCATGTCTTTTAACCTGCCTTCTACATCCATATAGATAACTTCTCGTCCCATTTTTTGGGCGTTTACTGCGATTTGCATGGCAGTTGTAGTTTTGCCGCTTTTCGGATCTCCTGTTAATGTTAACCAGCACCCCTCTCTAACGCCACCGCCTAAAGCAACATCAATAGCAGGGCTAATTGGAATTACTTCGAAATTAATCTTTTCTTGAAGAACGTCTGTGCCGGTTTTAATAATGTTGCCATATTCTTTAATTTGCTTTTCTAAATATTTTGGACTTTTAGTCGCTGCCATCTGATTTCCTTAATTT